ATCTTGATCCTGGCGCCCCGGCTACGGTCCCAGTAGAGCTTGAAGAACGCCTTGATGCTCATCGTCGCGCCGAACTCGCGGACGTACTTCTTGTAGCCGGCTCGGATCTGGGCTGAGTAGCACATGCAGCGAGGATAGCCGGGTTCTTGCGGTGCCGGGAGATCGAACCTTAGAGGGCGTAGCGGCCGCACATGCAGCGCGTTCGTTGCCTACTTCTTCGGTCGGGTGGGGATTCCACCGGGTCTTAGTTCCACGGGCAGGACTACTCGTCGCCACTTTACGAAAGGCTGCACGCCGAACGAGATGAGGAACAATGCGCCGACAGCCCCAAGCAAGCCGGTAAAGAGTGCGGACATGATCATGGCTGCATGCACAAGCCTAAAGGAACCCCAAAACTGAAGGAAACCGCCCTGAAAAGAGGGAAGAGGGCTCGCCTCATACACCTCGCGATCAACCAAGCCCGTGCCGATGGCGCCGATCAGAAGTAATGCTCCGATCCATAAGGCTGGCCATTCGAATGCTTCGCGAAGCGGCTTTGTATCCTCAGGAGGCAGCTCCTTGATACAAATGGTTCTTTCGAGTTCTTCCGCCCTGAGATGAAGCTTCAGATCTCTCGAATTAATCGCTTCACTCAATAAGATCTTCGCGACAAAGAACTCATTGCGATTGAGCATCGGAACCGACAGGCTCACGTGCTGTTCGCCGTCGTCGCCAACCGGAAGACGTGCGACAGAGGCGCCGAGATCCGCAGGCTTCTGGTATATCAAAGAAGCGTCGAGAATCTGACTCGAACTAGGGATCGTCATGTTCGGTGCTTCAGCGAATGTGATAGCTCGAACACCCGTGTTCGCGACAATTACCTGCAGGTGATGTAGAGCGCCGACAGTTGTCCGCAATCCTGCATTCACGGTGATTGCATTGGCAGCGTCATTCGCGGGCGGTGGTTCGGGATCATGGAATTGAACTACCAAACGATTCCGCACATCTTGATCAACTCGCGACAACGGCTGATCGTCCACTAGGAGAAAGAACGAAAGCGACTTGCTGACCGTGAGGCGATAGTAGACGTGCGCGATAATTATCGCGGCGACAATTCCGGTGATCCAGAGCGTCGCTTCCATTCAGAAATCTGCCGGTCTTAGGGGCACTGCGGAAGCGATAAGAGATTGTCGTTCCATTTGCCGTCAGCGTAGGTCCTCAGAAACGGAGCCCTGCCATCTGCGGCAAAAACGCCGATATATGCTCGTGTGCCCGTGACTGGGTCGAGCACGTAGAACGTGTTCGTTTTCGCCCTAATGCTCTCGATCACCTGCTCTCGCGTCCATTTCCAGCCGGCTGCCGGATTCCCAATGTGCGTAATGTGCTCGTGCGCATTCTGCGGATGCGATTTGGTGATGCATGTAACGAGTACGTCAGCCACGGGAAACCTCGAGGTTGCTACTTGCATACTCATGTTATCAGGTCTTCTTGGCCGCGTTCTGCTTGGAACTGTTACCAGCGAGGGCAGAAGAATGCGGGCCGCAGAGGGCCTCGCATGGGTGCCGTCCGCATCACGCCGCCTTCTTCTCGCCCTGCAAGATCCTGAGGCGCGTTCCGCCGTTCGGAGGCGGAGTCCCCATCGGGGCCGCTAGCGCCGTCTTCAGCTGCGCTGCGGACAGCGGAGCGTCCTTCTCATACTTTTCGATGAGCAGCCCAAGGATGTCGCGCGTCGCGTTCGGCTGGGCCAGATACCCGGCGTCGCCAGCGTTCGCGAGCAAACCGATTGCCAGACTCAACAGTCCGACGTCGTTGTGCAGCGCTTGGATGTGCCGAACGATGTCCTTGAACGCTTTCCCGATGCTGGCAGGATCAGCGGGGTCAATGCTGATCGTCTCTTGCTTTTCGATGTTCATCTCGACCTCGCTTCAATGGCTTTCAGTTGCGGAAGGATCAGCCTCGCGAGCTGATCCGATAGTTGTTCCTTCGTTCCGCCCAAGATCGTTGCGCCGCTGAAGTCGACCGTGACGCCGGTAACCGCAGTGCCGCGCTGAGTCGTGTTCCCGGCGCCGGCAGAGTTGCCGCCTTCGGTGCTCGTTCCGCTGCCGCTCTCGGTCGACGTGTCGCGAGCTTTCTGTTGCTCCTTGATGTTTTTTAGCTTTAGCTCGTGCAGCTCGTCTTCGAGCTTCTTGAGCTTGTTGTATTCCTGCACGTTGAGCGCGCCGTCGAGCGTCGCTTCGTCCTTGATGTCCTGTAGCGCCTTCTTGTGCCGCGCATCCTCGCTGGCTTCGTCGTCGTCGTTCTCCTGCGCGATCTGATCCAGCAAGTCCTGCTCCGTGGCCTTGAGCCGCGCGAGCTGATCGATCTGCTTCTGGATCGCTTCGCTCGTCCCGGTCATGACCTCCCGGATGCGATCCTCGTACTGCTCCAGCGTGAGGCCGCCGGCGTTCAGCTGCTCCCCGATCTCGCGTAGACCTCGCAGCTGATCGGCCGTGAGCAGGACGATTGCGCTGTCGGCGCTCGCTGCGGCGTTCGCCGTCTTCGCGAGGGCGTCCGCCCACGCATCCGTGCGTGCGCTGAACTCGTCGCCGCTTTCGTGGCCGATGGCGTCATCGACTTTCTTGACGGCATCGGCCGTCTTGTCGGCTGCGTCACTCGCCGTGTTCATGCCGTCGGCGATCCGATCTCCCGCGTCCTTGCCGGCGCGCCCCGACTTCTCCAGGGCATCCGAGACGTTGAAGATGCTGGCCTGCAGTGCGATCTGCTCTTCGACCTGGTCCTTCGTCGTCGAGCTGCTATCCGCTGCCGCAGCGCGTGCCGCATCCGCCCATGCCTTGAAGGCTCGGACGACGTCCTCCTGCGCTGCTGTTCCTTCGCGTGCGCCCTGAACAATCGCGTCGAACGCTTCCTTGGCGTTATCTCTCGCCGCCACCAGCGACGCCTGGCTCTTGATGCCGAGCAGATCGAACTGCGAAGCCAGCGGCGTGACGCTCGCCTGAAGCGTCCTGAGCCGCTCGTCGAGGTCGCGACTCGCTTCCGAGAGTTCCTTGAGGCCAATCGCGCCTCGCGCACCAGCGGCCTGCAGGGCGTCTCCCAGGGCCTTCGCTTCATCCACGGTCTTGGCGCTGGCGATGGCCGAGTCGAAGGCGGCCTCGATCGTCTTCGCAGTGGCTTGTACGTTGCTGGCCACCGTGTTGAAGGCGGCGATCGTATCGGCCCCGCTCTTCGTGATCTTCTCGCCGGTGTCCTCGGCCTTCGTGCCGAGCTGGTCGAGAGCGGCTTCCAGCGTCGCCTTGAGTACCGCGCTCGTCTTCTCGGCACCTTCTCCGAGCTGCCCGATCGCGAAGCTGGCGCCGGTCTGGAACTGCAGTAGGTCTTCGCCGCTGAGATCCTTGAGCGCCTTCAGGAGCGTCGCGTTCAGCGTATCCGCGGCCTTGCCGCCTTCCGCTGCGACGTGATCGAAGGCCGTCGCGAAGTCCCCGACTGCGCTGATGTTGCCCTTGAGGTCGAGGCCTTCGAAGGTCTTCTGGATCTCCTCGCCGACCGCCTTGCTGTCGTTCTTGATTTCCTCGAAGTGATCGGCGAGCAGCTGAGCGGCCGGCGAGAGCTTCGTCGTCACGGCATCGGCGACGGCTTGTGTCGCCTGCGTGAGCGCTTCCTGGCCCTTCTTCGCCGCGTCGAGCTGAATCTTGAGCTGGGCAAGCCGATCCAGTTGAGCCTTGTCAGCGAGGCCGGCGCGATCGAGATTCGTGATGTATAGGACCTGCGCCTGCAGGTACTTCGTGAGGCCAGCGAGGCGTTCGGCGTACGCGTCGCGCTCGGTGTCCGAGAGTTTCGCGACGGCGGCCGCACTGAGCACGTTCTGCTCGCGATACTGCGCGAGGCTCGCCGCGACCTCTGCGAAGTGCACGGCGTTTGCTTGGATGTCATCAGCGACCTTCCTCTGCAGGTCGCCGTTCTTGAGGATGCTGTCGTTGAGCGTCAGATAGAGCTTCGCGAGTTCCTCACCAGTCGCAATGGCAGCTTCTACGCCGAGCACCGCGATCGCGATCGCTACGTTCCCGGGAATGCCCTTGATGCTCTTCGCGACCTTATCGGTTCCCTTCGCCGCCTCCGTGGCGGCCTTGCCCGTACCCACGAAGCCCAGCGATACCTTGGCGAGGTCAAGCGCAACGCCGCTGATTTTGAGGGCAGCGTAAGCCTCCGCGACCACCGTGATCGCTCGGGCATGATCGAGCAGGAACTTCGCCGCGCCGCCGATCGCCTTGGCGCCATTGACGATCCCTTCGCTGATGGACTTCGCGATCTCCTGCAGCTTGCCGTTCTTCGCTGCTTCTTCGACTTCCGCGTTGAGCTTCTTGATTTGCTCCCGGAAGAAATCGAGAGCGCCACTCTTGGCGATCGTCTCGAGGAATTCCCGACCGGAGTCTTTGAGCTTCGTCAGCTGCGAATCGAAGTCGCCAAGCTCGTCAGCGGAAGCGCCGGTACGGAGCTGGCCGAGAGCCGTAACGAGCTGCTTGATCGCGTCCTGCCCGAGCTGCCCCGTTTCCGCGAGCTGGCGCACTCGGTCAGCGGAGACGCCCATCGTCTTGCCGAGCAAGTCGAAGACCGGGATGCCGGCTTCGGTCAGCGTGACGAGCGATTTGATGTTGACCGCGCCCTTGATGTTCGCCTTGCCGAGCGCCTCGATCGTAGCGATCAGCTCTTCCTGGCTCTGATTCGTCGCGTTCGCGTTGTCGAGCAGCGCCTGAAGGGAACCATCGAGCGGATCGAAGCCGGCTTTGCGCAGAGCGATCGCCGCGTCGCTGACGTCGGTGAAACTCTGAGGGACGCCCTTCGCAAACTCGCGGACCTTCTCGAATGCGGCCGCGCCTTGCTCGATACCGCCGAACGCAGTGGCGAAGCGCTTCTGGAGATCGTCGAGATCCTCGCCGGCCTTGAGAATTTCCTCGATTTCATCTTTCAGCTTGTCGAGGCCGACGAATGCCGCGATGCCGGCGAGTGCGGCACGAAGCTGGCCGATCGAGTCAGCAGTTTTCTTGTATGACGCCGAGACTCGTGCGTTGTTGCGCTCCGTTGCATCCGCCGTCTTGTCACTCTCGGAGCGGTTAGCGCTGAGCGCGCCAGTGATCTTCTTCAGACCGGCGGTAATTCCATCCTTGAGCGAATAGACGATCTCGACGATGTTTGCCATGTCAGCGGATTCCCGACTGCTTCAACGCGAAAGCGATCTCGCGCTGTAGTTCGATGGGTAGGCGCGTCTCCCAGGTCTTGCGGCCGACGTCCTGAATGTCTTCGCGCTTGAATTCCGAGAACGCCGAAGGGCCATAGAGGGCGCGAATCGGCAATCGTCCCGCGCGTTTGCCGCCAACGATCTTGCGGCTGAATATCTGGCGATTGCCGTTGCGGCCGATCGCGATGAAGGTTCCTGTATAGGTATGCCGGCCCTTGTCGCGAAACACCTGAGCGGACGCACCTTCAGATTTCATGCCCCGCCAGCGGCCACCGAATTCGATGAGGCCGATCGGTCGCTGCTCGACACGAATGACGATCGAGGGCGCATCTGGGGTTGCGCGCCTGCTGATCTTTGTTGCCTCGCGAATACGGCTGACGCGGACATTGAGTCGCTGCGTAACGGCGCGGGTCTGTGCGGTCAAAACGCTCGTGCCCGCGCGGTTGACCGCTCTGGCTTCGGCTTTCGCCGTCGCCCCGGCGAGCTGAGTGAAGCCGCGCTCAAGTTCCTTCAGGCCGACAACGCGAAAGGTCATGCGGCTTTCTCCTGGTAGCGTTTGATGCGCTCCTCGATATCGGGCGGAATTGCACTTCGCGCGAGGCCGTGCAGGGCTTCGTAGACGAGATCGTTGAGCACCGCGAACACGTGGCCCTCGTCCTTTCTAGCCACGAGCGGTGCCGCACGATTCGGCAACGCCAGGAGTCGGCCGCGTGTCTCGCCCATCATGGATTGCCAGTGCGCGACGATCGCTTTCGCGGAAATGAGTTCGCCCCGCTTCTCGCCGATTTCGAGCCGAATCCGCTCCTGCTGAAGGACAGCGAGCTTTGCCCGCTCTGCATTGAGATCGAGCCGATCGTCCGAATGGAGATGCGCGAAGACGTCGGCGAGGCGATACAAG